TAATGTTTTACCAGTACCTGGGTGTCCTACTAATAAAACACCTTTTGGAATTCTAGCACCCATTTCTGTAAATTTCTTTGGTGCTTTTAAAAATTCTACTATTTCTTCCAATTCCTCTTTTTCTTCATCAACACCAGCAACATCTTTAAATGTAACTTTGTTTTTGTCTTCTGCCATATTTATCATTCTAGCTTTACTTTTACCAAATGAATTTGTTTTATTAGTATTTTGGTTTGGATTCATTAATAATAACCAGAATAATAAGAATATTATTAAAATTATAAATGGTGAAAATATATCAAATATAACTGATAATATAGATTCTTCTTCTTGATCTAGTTTAAAATTAATTTCACTATCCTCACTATCTTCATTATTATTGTTCATATAAGTTGTAGCTGTATCCATGAAACTATCTAAACTTGGAATTGTTACTTCTTTTATAACATCTGTTGATTCCAATTTTACTTCAGCTGTTGTTCCATCTGAAGAAACCATGACCTCAGAAACATCTCCTGATTTTATACTATTAATTAATTCTGAATAAGACATTTTTGTATCATCTTTTTTAAAATTAGCATTTAATAATAAAACAAAAAGTACTATTCCAATTAACCACATAGCTAATGTTTTAATTCCACTTTTCAAAATGTTACCTCCTGTTTAAATTAGAATTATATCTTCTAATTTATTTTTCTCCTTATATTGTTAAAAAATACTAAAAGCACTTTTTAACTTTTCTTAATTTTCCTAAATAATAACATATGAGTTTTGCCTTTGCAATAGAGTTTTCCAAAAAAAATATCCTTGTAACATTAGTATTTTCAATGGTTACTACGGATACTTTATTTAACATCACTAATATGTATTTGTTTATTTTTTATTACAATTTTCAAATTTTTATTTGGAGTTAAAAATTTATTGCCTATATTATTGTTACAAAGTTTTATCATATCATCTAAATGTATTTTCTCAATACCTTTAGTTGTACCAAATATCTTTTGAATTGAATTTAAAATTATTCTTTTCTGAATTACAATAGATTCCATATTAAATTTTTTAAGGTCTAATATAATTTTTGACTCTTTTTTTGAATTATATACTTCTTTTTTTAATTTATCTTTATTAATGTTTTCTTTATTATTATATTTAACACTAGATAAATTTATTTCTTCTATTAATATATTTTTATATTTTTTTTGTGCCTCCAAGTTTAGGAAATCTTCTTGTTCTCTAGTAATTTCTGATAATCTTTCTAAGGAATTTATAATATTAGGATTGAATTCTTTTTTTATGTATGGAATTGCTATATTTCTTATCTTGTTTCTTGTATAAATATTCTCATCATTTGATTCATCATGTCTTGGATTTAATTTTTGTTCTTCACAATATGTTTCTATATTAGCTCTAGATGTTTCAATAAGTGGTCTAATATATTTTCCATTAATTGCTTCTATTCCTTTTAAACCACTTAAACCACTTCCTCTTATTATATTCATAATTATTGTTTCTACATTATCATTACTATTATGTGCAATAGCAATCTTATTAGAACCTGTTTTTTCTTGTATTTCATTAAAAAAATTATATCTTACATTTCTACCTGTTTCTTCTAAGCCTCTTTTTTCTTTTTCTGCTTCTATTCTTTTTTATTCTTTTCTAGCTTCTATTTCCATTAAAGCTTGTTTCTCTAGCTCTAATAAAGCTCGTTTTTCCTCTTCTTTTTGTCTTACCTCAATTGATGCGACTATAAGCGCCTTTTCACGAATACTCATTGCAGTCCAAGTTTTAGGCGTCCAGTGGTATTCATTAAGAATATAGTGATATAAAGCAAAGTCACCAATTGAGTCATTAATTAGTTTTTTGCTTCTTCAACCAATTCATCTGGATCTTCATCATTTAAACCTGATAAATCCATAACAGCTTGGGATAATTGATTGTATTCTCCAATAGTAAGCATCTTCTTGAGTAATTTTTCTGGATCTCCAGGACAACCATAAGAAGTTTGTAATTCAGCATTATCTAAATCAGGGAATACTACTGAATGAGTTAAGATTAGTCCATTAAACTTATCTTGATCAGTTTGTTGTTCAATTTGATGGGTGCGTTTATTAGTAATACGTCTGGTGGCTTGCTTACGCAATACATCAGTCTCTTCGGCGGTTAAGCTTTGAATTTCAAAATCTGATTTAAATCTCTTGAGGTGTACCTTTCTCTTTTCAATTGGTGAACCTACATTTTCAAGTAAAAAGTCGCTAATATTTGTAGTCATAATATTATTTCTCCTTAAATTTTATTAGTAATCAATAGTAGCTGGCATTCCATCAAATTCCTTAACAAGGCTAATTCCTTCAAAAGTGAAATCTGATTCCCATTGCATAACGCCATCATCCGCTTCAAAATCTGCGATTGGAACATCATCCAAGTTAACATCTTTAAGTAAGACAGTTTGAGTACCTACATGAGATGTTGGATCATGAATGGTTAAAGTTGCTTTAAAGTATAAATCCCCACCTTGTTGAGTATAAGGAATAGCATATTTAATCCAATTAGAATTGATTACAAAGCCACCTAAAGTACCTGTTCCTTCAACAGAAGTGGTCTTCTTATGTTTCCAGTGAGTACCTAATGTTTGAACATCTTCCTTGTTCTTTTCTAATTTGGCAGTAAATTTATTACATTCGATCAATTTAATAATTTTACCGTTAATTTCAAGATCAATGTGAGCATCTTTAGTTGAGATGGTATCACGTCCATTTAAAAATGAATCTAAAGACATATATTATTTCTCCTATCTTACAGTAATAGTTACATAAAGCTTTTCCATAGCATCGACTGGTTGTACTGATAAATTCATTACAACTGCGTCGCTATCTTCTCCACCTAAAACTTCTAAATCGGTTGGAGTAAAGTTTTGAATAATAGATTGTGCCTGTAATCCTTGTAAGTAAGCGGTACGGTTAGCCTTAAACAAATTACGTCCAGCATCATCATTCCCTACTTTACCCAAAAATGAACTTTCAAATACTTGTTGAGTATTTGAACAAATTTCATCAAGTGTACGCATAATACGATTTTTACTAAATTCTTTAGGCTTTTCGCCGCTAAAACTAGTTAAAGTATCAATATCTTGCTCAATAACCACACGGTTGCCTGGACGAGTAGTAAATACAATTTCACCGTTATTAAGGGCAGTAATAGTATCTTCATTATTCAATCTTGGAGACGCTTCTACTGCATCATCAATATCTGCATAAGTTAAGGCTGTGGCAGCATCTGCACTTGCAGACATCCCAGCAAACCGAGCTGTAGCAGTTGGTACATCAATAAGGGTGCCATCATTAAGCAAATAACCATTCTTTACACTTGAGATGCCTTCATAGTTATATGCTACATCTGTAGAGTTAGGGATTACTCCTCGAACTTTAAGACCAATGTTTTCACGTAGTCGCTTAATTTGTTCAGCAAATAATTGATGAATGTTACTTGATTCGTCCCAACCTGCAGTTGTTGCAACAGAATAATATTCATTTTCAAGTACTTCGTTCATCACATTAATTACATTGTTCGTACCATCGGTACCACCAGTTAATTGATTTGAACCACTCAATTGGAAAAGAGAAGCATTATCCAAGTTTTGTCTTTCTTCAGGAGTAAGTTCCTTAGCCCCATTAATTAATTTATTAAAAGCTTCTTTGGCTTTATCAGTAATCTTAAACTTCACATATTCATTTTCAAACTCTAATTCATTAAGTGAATTAATGCCCAATTTGTTTACATCAAGTTTACTATCTAAAAAAACTCTAAATTGTACTCCCTTAATTGTTTGCTGATCTAAAATTTTTGTACCTAAAATTGTAGTAATAACATAGTCAGTGATTCCATTATTATTTGTATCAGCCTGATTCAAATCAACGGTAATGTTATTTCCAACAACACCTGGATTCTTCGCTTCAATACTAATATCAATTTGACCATTTTCTGATTTTGATCCATCAAACTTAGCTTTAGTCCCACCATTAACTGAATTAACAAGTAAAATAGTTTCAGCACCCTTTAATGCCTCTCGCACTGGAGCAAGTTCAGGGTCACTTAGTTTATGTCCTGTTAACTCTTCAAAATTACTTGATGCATCTAATGTAATGACACCATTTTTACCCCAGCCAAGCGGCTTGTTTTGAAACATTAACAAACGACCTAAAGGACTGTTAACAACAGGCTTTCCATTACCCTTAACATTAATATAGACACCTGGTCTACGTTTATTTTGTGCTTTCCAAGTTCCACCAGCCATTTAAATACCCTCCTTAAACTTCTTGATTGCTTGCTTAACCTGTGCAAGTGTGTATTCTTTATTATCTTCTAGAACAATATTGATAATATCTTTATCAGTAGTATTAAAAGTATTGCTCATTTTTAAGCCTAACTTTGTAAAAGTAGGCTCTTTTACTGCTGTTTTATTAGCAGTAGTTTTAGTTTTCTTTGATTCCACCATTAATATCAAGACTCCTTTGCATTGGTGTGTGATCAACTTTATACATATTCAATAAAAGGTCAAATTGCATAGTTAGCGTTTCTTCTTTTGGATCTGTATTAATATCACGGTTACGAACCGTAGAATACTCGTCCAACCGAGTAAAATTGTCTAATAATAATTCTTCCACTCTATTTAAATCAGCGTTTGGAGCTTCAGGATTAGCAAAATAAACAATTTGATAGGATACTGTGCGATCTTGAATATCAAAAAAGCGGTTCTTAGATTGTGTCAAAGTTTTAATAATGTAAAAACTCGGCACATCAAAACCGCTTGTTTGATTTTCTGTATAAATCGTTGTTTCGGGAAAAATTTCTGCTAATTTATCCACAATTCTTTGTATTATATCTTCCATTATTCCAATATTTTTTCAAATGCCCATAATCCTGGTGTAATTAATTGAGGTAATTGCATATTCACTTGATTAAGCGAACGTTGCATGAACCATTGTCCTGGCACCCAACTAGCTTTCAAACGTTTACCAATTGCAGGAACATATCTCCCTGGAGTTTGTCTATGACCTCTTTCAACATATGAAGCGTATTCCATATTGTTATTAAGTGTGATAGTCCATCCACCACCTGAATGGCTGGGACCATCAACCTCCCATGCTCTTCTTAAGCCACCTGAATCCACTGGAGTATTAGCCTTAAAAGTTCTAAGTGCTTGTACACCAATGTTACGACTACTTTTACTTAATTCTCTTTTAATATCTCCATGCTTGATTCTTCCTTTAACTCGGTCAGCCCATGCTTGAAAATCAGCATCGTCAATTTCTCCTAATGACATAAGTAATCACGCCTTTTCATCCCTAGTCATAGCTAATTCCTGATGACTGTAATAACCTGTGTACCCTTTGCTAGCACGTTTATATTTAGTCGTTTGCCCATTCTGGTCAGTGACATAGATAATCGCACCAGCAGGAATATTAATTCCGTTTCGAATTAATAGCTTAGCATCATATTGATCAGTACCATAAAATGACTGATTCCCTGCAGATTGTCCTTTAAGAATAACTTTCGCGGGCTCATTTTCGACAATTGTTGTTGAAACATTATTAGTAATGTGATTTTTAACAACAGGTTTGGTACCAGTAATTTTTACTTTATCAGTCCATAAAATGGGAATGGTTTTCTTTAAGGCTTTAAAGTAATTCATATTACCACTTTATCCTTCTAAAATTATTAAGAACATTAATATCATTATCACTAATAGGATTTATGTTTTGCAAAGCGTTATAAATTTCACTCTTAGATCTAAAGGTCACACTAGTATCACCTTCGTTGAGAGATTGAATATTATAAGTACCATCGCTTCCTTCAATCCTTGATAATAAATCATGAGTATCAATCATTCGAATAACCATTGTAACCATAGTACGATCTAATTCTTGAGGTAACTCATCAATAGAAATGTTAGTGTAATTTGCTACATCTTGAATAGTTTTACTTAAAGAAAAAGTAAGAAGATCTGTGTATAGTTCTTCTCGCTTTCGTTTCATTTCTTCTTTAGCTTTAGCGATAACCTCATTATCTTCGGTTAGGGATGCAGTGGATTCATCAATCTCAAAAGGAACCAACAATTTAATTTGCTCTAACATAGCTCCATAGCGTTCAAGATCTAGCATTTTTTACCCCTACTTTACTAAAGCTAATAATTCATCCTTAGTATTTTTACCAGCAAAATCAATATTTTGCTTAGTTAAATAAGCCTTGATTTCTTCAACGGTATTGTTCTTATTTGGCTTAGCATCATTCTTTGCAGTTTCTTTACGACCTGAACCAGTAGAGTCAGCAGCGGACTTATCTGCAATAAAGAATTCAACACCTCGGAACTTTGGCTTAAGCAATAATACATCATCATATGATTGTTCATAGTAAAGGTAATTACCTGAAGTAGCTGCACTTGGAGCATCAAAACCTGCCCATGAGTACTTTTCAGGAGCAATTTGTGATCCATTCCAAATAAGCATCATCTTAATTTGCTTTGCATCGTCAACTTCCTTAGATCCATCAGTAAAGTCAAACTTTGTTTGGAATAAGTCTTCAGGAACTGCAACCACAGTTACTTCATCAAGTGAACGAACTGTACGATTAATATTTTGAGCATCCCCCACAACAATAGTACGGTTTACTGCTTCAGCTTCCTTAAGTAAGTAATAAGTTGCAGTGTCAGTATAAAGAATACGGCCTTGCGCTGGAACTCTAGCAAGATCAAGATTTCTCATCATTTGATCGTAAGCCTTAAGAGCATTGCTTGCATCAAGTGACTCGGTATGAATACCTGCATTTTCTTCTAATCCTTCATCAACATTAATCTTTTGGCGTTGATCGAATAACTTAGAAAACATTTCACGGTCTTTTTCAGGCATTTTAGAATCTTGATTGTATTGCTTAGTAATATTTGCCATTGATACAACTTGATTGGTTTCATCAACATCAAGAGGATCAACCAAAGTACTCCAATAACGGTCATTAGTTAATTCATAGACATCATAATCTAGTGAATAATTTGCCGCAGGTGTAGTTACTGTACGTCTTGCGCGATCTTTACGACCACTTAAAATTTGTAAACGTGGAACCTTGATATGTTTAGCATCAAGGAAGTTAATTTGATTATTTGATGGTGATTGCCACAAAACGCTTGAGTACAAATCTGTAGGATAAAAACCATCAATAACAGCTTGTTGGTATTTTTCAGCATAGTTAATAGCCATTAGTTATTATTCTCCTTTAAATACATTTACCATTTGTTGAACTGGATCAGTTTCAGCAGGCTTACCATTGGAAGGCTGATAATCTTGCTTTTGTCCTTCATTAAATAAATAATAATCACTTTGCTTAATTGACTTAATTTGACTGTCCAAACCAGTTAGATTACCTTCTTTATCTAGTTTGATTTCATTCATATCAAGTAATCCTTTAATAGCCTTCGTGTTTCTAACCCCAGCTTTAGAGAGTTCTCCATCTAAGGCACTATTTAAGCGTGTTTGTCTAAGCTTAGTTGATAGATCCGCGGTATCTTTCTCATACTTAGCCTGCAATTCTTTATAAGAATTAGATAGCTCCTCATTATCCTTAGCGTTCTTTTAGTTGAGCCTTCAAGGCTTCATTTTCTTCCTGCATTTCTGCACTAGAGGACTTAGCCTTCTCAATATCTGCTCCATTTAAATCCATAATTTGATTAATTACAGATTCTTCTAATCCCAGCTCTTTCAATTGATCTCTTTTCATAATTTCTCCTATCCTTTCACACGTTTTATACGAGTTCGCCTCTCCTAAGGTATAAAAAATAAGCAGTTTTACGACTTACTTAGGTCAAAATTATTATTGATTTATTATCCAATAAACATTAATTCCGAATGTGTCTTTCATGAAATGAATATACCATATGTTAAGAACTGTTCCTGCAACAAAAAATAACACAAAAACAACTAGTACAGCTAAAATATATAGCAAAATTGTAAACCATTCGCTATATCTAACCTTATCCCATAGTTCTTTCATAAAGCACCTATATAATTACATAATAAAAAGCGAATCCTTGATATAAGAACTCGCTTAGTTTTGTTATTTATTGTGAAAACAAAAAAATAATTATAATCCTTCAAGGTCATCTATCCAATCAGGATCATACTTAACATTTTTATATACTTGTTTACCAATTGCTAAATTAAAATTAGCAAGTATCTGTTCATAACGCTTAATCATATAAGGCATTACTTCGTTACGTGGTAATTCTCCAATATTAACAAGGTCTTCAATATATTTTTTACTATAGTCAGATGTTTTATTACTAATTTCTTCTAAATACTCCTTAGAACATTCATTAGTAAAATCACCGTATTCATAGGGAGCGCCATATTTTAATAATGGAACTAAATATTCTTGGGGTAAAATTTTACCAGTAGACCTATTGACGGTATAAAAATAATAATCAACCGCAAAAACATAATATTCGTTGTTTTTAGCTAATAGTTTAATCATCAT